TGTAGTTACCTCACGTGCAACAACTTTGATCCTATGATCAGCAGAAGTCGGTAAAGTGCCAGATGTGCCAACTGTAAACTGCGCTTTTGTAGCTGTTGCCGCTGCTGTAGTAGGGGCTGCTACACCGACAAATATGGGTAGGAAATTACCCATAACCCAGTCAATCCCCATCCAAGGACCAACATAACCATATTCAAGCTTTGCAACTCTGCTAAAATTGCTTGCTTGTTGAAATGTTGCATCACTGCTAAGAATAGCAGCTTTATGCGGCGGTTGAAAAATGCCCATGTAATGCCCATCAGGCATATACTTAGGCGAACCACGCATTTCAAGCTTTGCATTGATCGCTACTGCAAGAGCAGTATTAAAGACATCAGTAGCTGCAAGACCACTTCTAGCAGTTACAGAGCCGGGATAGGTAACATTTGTAGCAGCCATTAAGACGTTGGCATCTTCTCGCTCAAATGTTTCCTTCATAGCCATAGCCACACGCTCAGTTGCAATGTTCAACATGGGATGACGTACTGTTAGCTCAACTACGTCTGTTAACAGCGCAACAATACCCCATTGCTCAACAACAACATCAACGTTCGTTAGTGCGAGCGCAACAGTAGACGGTGTTACACCCTCAGGAAGCTGCGTTGTTGGTAAGCTAAGTCGGCTTACTCTGACAACACGCAAGGTTTTACTGTTTTTGTTCTCCAAAGAGTACGGGTCAGCAATCTTCTGCATCACAAGGATACGCTGGAGCAATTCAATCATTTTTGTCGCAATGTACACATTAGGAGCATCGTTCACCATTGCAGCAAAGGTCGTATATGCATCAGGCATAACTTTCAAACCCCCTTAGTAAACAGTGCAGGAGTAATTGAGTATAACTACTGCGCCAGATAAGCTAGCTATGCTCAATTACCCCCACAACAACGGCTGAGTAAGGTGTGTGCTTGCCCAGCTCATAGTACACACAGTTAGTAGACATCTTTCAACTTTTTCAACCTAATATACCAACGCCAATAACCAAAATGTAGACAAAGCATGCCATCACTTCTGTATTTCACTTTGTAACTCTTAAAGCTCTGTTTGAACATTACTTCACCATTGATCTCACAAAACAGTCTTTTGCCTCAAACAGTTTACGAAGACTGACAGCACTTTCTTGAAGCTGCTCAGCCATTGATATCGCTAACTCACCACACTCCTTTGAGATGCTGTACGATAGGTCCCTTAAATGGTCATACCTAAAGTAACGCAACAGTCTCTCATGTACAAAGTTCATTAAAATGTTATCCCTTCAAGTAGCTTCTCCATTTCTTCTAAACTTTTGTTTTCAAAGTTTACAAAACTACTATCAGACTTTGCTTTGTTGAGTGCAGCAATGCCAAAGTCAACAGCAACCTCAGCTCGTTGAAGTTGCTGCTTATGACGCTCGCTTTGCTTCTCAACAAACTTAGCTGGGTCAGTTTGGTATTCTTCACCTAGCTTATGTTTGAGAATATCAGCTCTGCTAATTGGTCTGCCTGCTCTTACAAGGGCTGTAAACGTTTTCTCAACATCGTCATGATATTCTTTTGCGTCAGGGTTGTTCATGTAGAATTGAACATAATCCTTTGCATCTGCTGATGTTAAGCGGGCTTCGTTGAGTTGGGGTTCAACAAAAGGGTTGATAAGCTGACCAAGTTGCTCCTTTGCAAGGTCGTCTTGAGATTTTGTTGCTGGCTGTGATAAGCCTTGAGGATACTTCTCAGCCATATATGCATCAACTTGGCTTTTCATAAACTCTTGCACTTTGGCAAGGTCTTGAGTTTGGTCGGTGTTGTCAACTTCACCCACGCTTTTGCCCTCCAACTTGCATCAGAGATGCATTAAGAAACTCTATACTATCAATTAAAACTAACCTTTCACATGATGTTAGTAGTTCTAACTTCTCGAGAAACAAACACACAGCAACAGCAATGTCAGTGATTTTTACATCATCATCCAAAACAGGCAAGCTGTCACTTGCTGATGTTAAGCGAGCTTCATTCATGGCTGTCAATGGCATCTACTGTATCCTTTTTAGCGCAATTGTCAACAGACCTATTGCTGTACCGCCAATACTTTACCCCACCCTTGCAATGTGCACAGTACACAAACCAACAACCGCTGTTAAGGTACCCGTAAAGTCAAGAGCAAGCGTATCACCAGGAAACATCTTTGTTGGCGCAGCTATCAAGGTACCATTTTGCAAGGTGTTAGCTGTAGCCTTCAGGTTAATTGTGCCTGTCAACTGTGTTGTACCCGATGCTGGTGCAGTTACACCAGATGTTGTTTTCACATCAAGTGTAACTGCACCAGCATCTGTACCAGCTACACTGTGAATTTCCTGCACAGATACAACTTGCCAAACACCCTCACGACAAATCCAGATATGCTTGTCGAGAGAAGCTGCAAGCAACTCTGATGTGATAGCAACAAGATTGTGAAGATATCGGCTTCCTGTTGCAAAGAGCACACCATTTTTGTCAAGAGTCAGAATTGTCGAGCCAGTAGGACCATCACCAACAATTTCAAGGTCTGGCTGTTTAGGCATCACACTATCTCCCTTGTTGTACAAAACCTGACGTTACAGACGGCAGATTATAATTTAGCCCAGGTACAGAAGCTCCTGTGCCATTTTGTTGCTGCACCTGCTGCTGTAGCTTAGTTAAAGGCACAACTATCTCATTTAACCCACGCTCACCCAAACTATCTCGCCAAATAAACTTTATTAACTCAACAAAGTTAGGTGCATAGCCTTGAGCTTGCATTATTTGGATTATTTGAGGATTTGCAAGTAAGTTAAAAAAGATAAGTGAACGCTGTGCACGCATAGCGTTATCTTGACTTTGTAAACTTCCCACCCATTCAAACTCATAGTCACCAAGGATATCTTGACGCTTTAAGAGAGTGCTCTGTTGACCAGCATACAAAGCTATACCACCAGGGATACGCATAAGTTGATCATCAGGAATGAACTGACTTGATACTTTGTAAATGTCACCAAGAGAGGGTGTAAGGACTTCCTGTTCTATCATCTCAGCGATATCCTGAATATCAGCAAGTCCCATTTCAAGCAATGCATTCATAGCAAAGCCAGCCCTAGGCATATTACGGCCAGGTTGACCTTCAGCTATAGTACCAGCACCAGCCATACTGTTTATAAGTGATAAGTAAATCTGCCATGCTCGGAGTTGATTTGTACTTGTTACTGGCGGTTGAACAAACTGTAACGCTTCCCGAGGCATTTCAGAGCCCATATTCCACTTTGCACGACCCTTCATTCTGTAACTATCCTGTCGTGCACCAGCCTCACTACCACCAAAAGCAACAAACCCTTGCTCCCAATCTACAGCTTCTTGAAATTTATTCAGTTGATCGTTTTGTAAAATGTCAAGTTCGTTAATATCTTCCATAAGAGCAGATGTATACAGCTCACCAGGTATTGCTCTGTGAACAACGCTTCTATACAAAGGTTGGTCATACTGTGACTTGAAAAAGCCTACAATTTTTGCGTAAGGTTTACAATTCCAAGCTATGTACACTTGATACAAAGTATCATCTTTATGTAACCATAGCTCTGTAAGTGATACGAAAGCTGTTGCTGTAGCTTCAAGTTTGTTCTGTGTATCACGAACAGCTTGTTCAACATTTGCTGTAGGGTCAGTTATACCTTGATATGCCAGTCGCTCAACAAGATGATAAGGCCAGTCTGGCTTTGTAAGATCGTTACGAGGTATATCTTCAACAATACCCTTCTGCACATATGTACGGTACTTATCATATGTAAAAAGAAAGTCCTCAAAGACAAGTTCAGCTTCAGATATATCTGATACTGTTTCTGGGTAGATATAAAATGCAAAATCATCAACAACACGTTGGTCAGGCCAAACTTGACCATTTACAACAGATATTGAGGTTTTAATATGACAAAGACCATACAACATCATACTGCGTACAAGCTTTGATATATTAGAGCGGCTTTTGATACGTTTTCTGAGGACATACCACATAAATTTGTCAACGTTGCTGGTTTTATCGCTAGATACGATGGATAAAGGTGCCACTTCAAACCACTTAACATTTGGGGTAAGGAGTTTCACCCCACGAACAATTGAGCGCTCAGCAGCCCTTCTGCCAGCAGGAATGCTGTACAGCCCTGATCCGGTGTCTGAACCTAAAAAGCGGCGTCCAAGGTTTGTATTCATCCAGGTACGTCGTGAACGAAGCCAATTCTCTTCTATGACCCTTCGTCTGTCACGAACACCAATAACTTGCTGGCAAAGAACACTGCTGAGCTGTTGTCTTAATTCGTTTTCCTGTTGAATAGGCATAATGAACACACCTTACAACGTGAGAAAGCAAACACCCACAGTAAGAATAAAGCTCATTGCTTAATTTGTCAACAATTTTCCAAACTCACTATCTGACATCTCCATCCAGGACCACGGTGTCGCTGGCCGTCTACGCCGCTCTGTTTCCTGTAGAGTTTGCAAATGCTTTTCCTCTTCCCACCCTACACCCCACTTGACAAAATTCTCTGCACCATACCGCCAGGCACACGCCACATCAGCAAAATATCTATCTTCAACGGGTTTGTCACTTATCTTTCCTTCTCTATTTTTACTGTATTTGTACCCACCCTCAAGCGCACCTATAAGTACAGGACACTTTTCACTAATAAGCACGTCCTCAAGCCCAC